CTGCACGGACATTCCAGATGGTTTGAGGCAGAACATCCAAAATTGGACAGTTGGTAATGTGGATTACTTCAACGATATGTTCAAAAACTCTGGTCGGTGGCCCGTTGACACCGTCCTCGCAATTAATGCCGCCTGGGGCAACTTTGAGTGGATTCAAAACGAGGCTGGGCTGCTAACTGCTCCATTTGAGACACCCAATCAGGTCATCGTTGCTATCGATCTTTGGTACACTTCACCCGCTACCTATGCAGATACATATGGTAATATGAGTAGCTGGGACTTTGCGTCCACCCTGACGGACTTCAGTGGTCTCTTCTTTCGCAACGGCGCCGAGCTCACTACCTTTAATGAAGATATCAGTGGCTGGGATGTCTCAAATGTGACAAATATGAGCAAGATGTTCAAGGGCTGTTCTAGCTTCAACCGAAATCTTGCAAGTTGGGGTCAAAAAGTCGGAAATGTGACAGACATGACATCGATGTTCGAGGACTGTACTTCAATGGACGTTACAAACCAAGAATCTTTGAAACACTGGAATGTTTCAAGCGTTGGGGTCACAGCGGTCAATAACAGTGAACTCTGGAGCGTTGATTATGTTTTTCAACCCAACAATGTGATTGAGCTCCCAGTGTCTGGCAATGATGACGGTCGTAATTGGATCGGACCTAATGGGCAGAGCTACTTTATCTACCAGACCTTCACTGGCCAGGACGGCTTTTGGAATAAATTAACGCTCAACAACGCTGGTGATGCCAATAACGCTCTTGCAAAAATCTACGACACATATGGTCCTATCGGTCTTGAGTCGTGTCTACAAGACGGGAACGCGATCTACAAAGCAGAATCAAACGTTACCCATACCTTGAACGGAGGGGGAAACCCACACCAAACCTATTCTCCACGTACACAGGGTTATACTAAGGACTTTGCGGGTTTCGATGTTATTTCTACAAAATACCCGGGCTTTGGATCTGCCGAAATCTCGTCCACATTCGACAATCTCCCCCCAGGAACGTACGATCTGCGCCTTTATGGCCAACCACACAAGGTGCCGTCCACAGGTATCACATCGATTTACAACTGGGCAACGTTTAGCGTAAGCGGAGTCAATGGCTACACGTCCGCAGATCCTGCTACGCCTCCGCAGAGTACCACGCCAACATACGGCTACGTCACCTTCACTAATTTATCTCTCACGGTCCCCGGTACCTTGGGATTTAAAATGAGTCCTGCTTCGTGGCGTACTGATCCGTCGCCACGTGTTTACTCCTGGGGCGGTGTGCAGCTTAAACGAACATACCAAGTCTCCAAATTCAAGGACATGTTCAAGGGCTCTTCATGGCAAGGAACCTCTGCCACTGTTATAAATAACATTGATCCTGCATGGGGGGAGGCTAATGTGAACTGGTACAAAAACGAAGCTAAATTATCTGAGTGAGACATAGAAACGAATGGGTTCAACCTTGGAGGAGTATAATATCGGAGTCGCGTTTCAAGCGCAAGTTAACGGTGTGGGTCACGGCCCTGTTCAGATCTCTTACGCGATGCTAAAAGATAATACATCTCAGTCATCAGACAACTCAGCACCAAAGCGAGTGCGTTTGCATTTGAAAGCTGGTGACAAATTCGGAGTGCAGGTGGCAGGGTTCGCAGGTGGCAGAAACCAGGACGATTCTACATTTACGTATCCTAACGACGAGGATCTCGGTTACGTGATAGCACCAGCTGGCAGGAGTATTTTGACACTCAAGCGCCTTGCATGAATTTCTTTTCTGGTGTACTGTTATCAGTGAATGTTGGAAGACACGGGTGCATACACACGCACCGACCCGCAGTGGCAGCAGCAGCAGCAGGCGGACTCCAGTGTGTGTGATGAGTGTGCGAAGCGGTGCACGCGGCGAAAAATGGTCATGTCGTTTTTAGTACAAGTGGGTATTAAAATAGTACACACACTTAAGGGGATTTTTAACTGAAGGAGTAATGGAGCCACCCGGTGGGAAGATAAGGATAGGAGGCGGTCGTTGGTGCTCCATTAGCGGCCGCTTCGACGTTAACACCGAAATCGACTACACCAGCATAGAGATCGTTTGCATTCAAGCCGGGTCCACACTTGAACCGTACAAGACCATTGGTAAAGGTGCCAGAAAGTAGCTCCACGTAATCGTCATAGCTGGGCGGTGTGTTGCGTTTAATAGATATATTCGTACTCGGAGCATACTCAACCAACTCGTAAGAGACTAGGGCAGAATTTAATCCTTCACGTCTTACTAGATATATTTTTAGCACAGCGTCTCGTGTAACAGAGCTCTCTGTTACAGTAGGATACGGGTCTATTTTAATGTAGTAGTCTCTCGCCCCACTAAGCCACGTATGTGCAGTCGTACTTGTAATGGACCAATCAAAATTTATAGGAGTGGCCCACTGGGCTTGGGAGGAGGAGTAGTCACTAAGTGGTATTCCCTCCGGAAGGCCCCTGTATACTAGCATATTGCTGACAGCTGACGACGACTGTATACTCGCGGCAGTACGACTGCAGCTGACATGTCCATTGAAGTGGTTCGAAATGCGACGTACCCGCAGGCTGCTCCGGCCAGGTGGGGAATAGACCAATGGTGCACCAATCGAGGCAAGTGTTCCTACAGCCATTACTCGAATCCTATCCTCATGACCACACTGGGTAACGGTACTCACGCTTGTGGAGCCCATTCTTACGTTCCCAAACATGAAGCAAGTAGATACTGGGCCAATCCCGGTGTAGGCTGAATAATGAGAATCAGCGTGGTTATGACGCGAAATGAATATCTGTGTGGCGATCGTTTTCTCGGTCCCCACTGACACAGCTGACACCCAATACATGTCAGCCTCTATCTCGTAGACGCCTGGCTCTTTAATTTCCAGGTACGACTCTGATGGCTGTATACTTCCTGTATTATTGAGGACTGTACGCGAGTATGCGGCATTATTAATGAGTGGAGTAGCCGATTTTGCATATACAAAGCTACCGGCGTCCTGATCCGGTAGTGTTGAGTCAATTGGTGTCACGTTGTGCCAGGCCGTTAGGTTTGGCAGTTGGTCGTTCTCTGGTGTCACGTTGGCGGAATTGTCAGCTGGTTGGTTGACGTTAGGAATGGTGTCTTGATTAACTGTCACGCTTTCAGCTGTGATATCCTCTAGTGCATCGGTAATGCCCCGATCGGTGACGAGAAACTGATAGTCGTTACTTTCAGTGTTGGTTGTCACTTCCGTGTCAAGATTGCCGCCTGCACCTGCCACTGAGCTTCCGTCGGCAAAGACCACCTGGTTAACCTGCAGCACTGTTTGTTGCGCTGTTCTTCTCTCTTGCAAGTTGTGTAAGTGCCGACGATTCCTGCGACGATGTATGCCAGGGAACGAAAGCATTCTTCTTACGACAAGCCTGGAAAAATTGTAGTCCACAGTCGCAGGTTCTCCTTCTGCGCAGCTGCACTACTCTCTTGTGTGGCGGTCATGTGTCGGTAACGATTCACAACGCCATTTGAAATAATAAACAGTGCGGCCACACTTGCAACTACAGCAGGTGCGTTCACCACCACACTCATATTAAACTAGTATTAGAAAAGATCCAGTTTGCTGCACCCACTGCTGTGTCTATCTTAAGAAACTGTGAGTTTCCAGTCGCTGCATAGGCCGCCCACAGCGCGCCGTGAAGGGGCCTCTCCTCCTTCCACCACGACGGCCCGCCAAACATACCCTCATCGCCGTTCTCGTACCCTAATAACCACCTGCCGCCTATTACAGCCGCGAAGGCGCGCAGAGTGGCGTCGTCCCCCTTGCTGCTCAGGTACGACCTGAGTGGAATGCATACACCCCAGAAAAGTGCGCCACGTTGCATCGGTGTTAGCATAAGTGTATTAATATCTCAGATATTCTTAATCTACTGGATCAACCCGTGTTTGCGGTACTGAGCCTCCCTCACTCTCGCCATCTGATCCTTCGCCTGTTGGCTCCCCTTCATCGGACGAGATGACTTCGTCGTCGTCGTCGTCATCGGTGACTTGCACGACGAGTTCGACTGCTTCTGTTGCTGCACTGATGATCGATTCTGTGTCTGATTCTGAGGCATCCTCAGTTGCAACTTCAGAATAAGCGACGTCCTCTTCCTCCTCACCAATGATGCTATCGCTCTCCGTATCGTCTACATCCGAGTCAAAGCACGCCGCCTGCAGCTCCTCTGGTGGCACATCGCCAAGAAGCTCCTGTTGGTACCACTCGTCCGTCTCAACGAACTCTTCCCAGTATGTCTTTGGTGGTGCACGACACTGTCTTTTAGGCCTGCCGTCCCACGATATCACATTTTGAGTGTCAATCCAGTCCATCTGCTGCATACTTATACTAACATTTTAGAATCTTTGCAGTCTCACATTCGCGGCGATGCTGCTCATATTTGCGCCCTCCAGGCGCCCAGTCGTAGGGCGCGAAGCGCTCCTCCTCGAGGCGCTTTTCATAGGCCTGGGCGACTCTTAGTTCTGATGCGACGATCTCCGGCGGAAGGGGTGGCGCACCGCTCTGTATGCCGTAGTAGTAGATGTCAAACACACCCACCTCGCGCGTGCCCCTAGTTCCATATTTGTGCGAATGCATACACAAGCGAGTATTCTCGTTTGTCTCATGCCACGGCTCGTTCCAATGGCGTGCTTGGGTCTCAAAGTTGTACCAGCACGCCTCCTTGTACAGGAACCCAAGTCGCTTCGCCTCCCGCTTCGCGCTCCTGTACTCTTTGTCGAGCTCGTAGTACAGGATTTTCCTCAGCCTCGCATGACCCCTTAGTCCACAACACATCGGACAGCCCCCCTTCTCGAACGGGTCGATATCCGAGTTCCATGAACCCATGCCTGTACACCCAGGCAAGCAGTAATGTGAGCAGCATCATTCAGGGGCCAGAATATTGTGGCCTAGCTCGAGATTAAGCATGACCTTTGCCGGCATGCAAGTGTGGCTTAAGACAACTAGAGTGAGAATTGTCGCGACCGGCAAGATGAAGTAGAGCATGCTATTGGTGTATGAGAATATCTAACTTCTGTGTAACATGCTTGACGGTCCAATAATCAGCGCTTGGAGTTACACCCGCGAGGAAGCAGAGGGCTTCCTAAGGATGATCCAAGGACTGGTAGGAAGGCTCTCTGATGCAGTATATAAGAATGTCTACCACTACCTTGTAGGAGATTACGAAGCAGTGCACTATCAGTCTATGTTTGGAGGGCCCGACCACTTTGCTCGCGACGGCATAGGCTATTTCTGGGAGAATATACTAGAGGGCCACAGAAGCCCCGCACTGCATTATGACAATGTGAGGTTTGCAAACAACGACGGGCCGAATTTTAGAGATTATCGTGACACTGCACTCCGCATGTTTCGCGAACAGTTCCCTCCGCGTCCGAAACAGCGCCGCCGCCGCTAAAATGTTGTATTTCTATTGATTTTCTATGAATACCAGTACAGAAGCTGCAGCCATCGACCCGTAGAACTGAGGCAGGTGACAGCTAAGTGTTTTACGACATGGACACATCACCGTGGTGTATAGCGCGAAAGCGAGTAGTGCACTCACAATGGGCTGTGATCGCATAGCTCAGAGTATAAAATAGAAATTTGTTGCTCCATTGTGCGACCTGCAAGTGCAGCTGCGCGCTCCTGCGGAAGCATCCGGCAAAGGTGATACGTCTTTGCCTTATGTCTGAACTCCAGCCATAACTCTGCGTGGTTTTTGTCGCAGAACCAGTGTTCGACTGGCCCATCGACGAGCTTGAACAGCTTCTTCTTCTCAGAGATCGAGCAGCACCACTGACAGTGTGACGTCAGCTGTAACTTGCTCGGCTGACGCGCACGGTGTGGTAGAGCGACCATCTTTATGTAGAACTTTCATGGAAATTACGCAACAGGTTTACCAAAAATGGGCATCGTGAATCCACCCGTAGGCATAATGATACGCATCGCTAGACCCCCCGCAATACCCGCCGCCGCGTTGTAAGCCAACTGCCTATCAAAGTCGGGCGTGTACCTGCCCTTACAGAAGGCATCCATAGCGACGCCCGCGAGCGCAAAGTGCGCATACACGCCAGCCATCGGCGAGAGTGCCGCATCCGTATTAGTGAAAGCCATGAGAGCACCAGCTGCCGCAGATTTGTACATGTTACCACAGTCAAAATACTGACCCACGAGAGGAATGCTGGTCATTGACACCGTCATAACGACATGGGTCTAGAAAAATCTTCCAACAGTAATAGTGAATATGTCAGACCACCGTCAAGTCAATCACCTAACAGCGCAGCTTAGCAATCAACTTAGCAATCAACTGGACGGATGGTTTGCTAACCTGCAAGACAAGTATACGCCACATGTCCGTGCGCAGCGAGAGGCATATGAGGCACAGATGCGAGCTCAGCGCGCATACATGGCTCAACAAGCGGTCGCAAAGCAGAACAAGGAGTCATATGAGGTCACTCAAGAGCGAAACCGCGCGAAACACAAGAAGCGTCTCTCTACTAAACCCCGCTCCGGTCAAACTGAAGCATCACGCCCTCGATCCTCGGGGCTGCACAATTAGGAGAGTTGAATTGAGCGACCTCGTCGGCTGCTCGAGCACGCCCCGCTTCTAGTTCGAGTTGGCGCTCCTTTGGAGCTGCAGCATTCATGTCCCCGTAGGTAAGAAAGTTGTCGGGCTGAGCTTGGGTCCCTCTAATTTCGGCTGAAGTTACACCGTCAGTTGCAGGCTTAGCCGCGTCATAGTATTCATCTACCGCCTGGTCGAGGCGGCTGACAAGCTGTGTATTTTTGTTGAAGAGATAGAGTGCTGCGGCTCCAAGTCCAATCACCCAGGGGCTCATCTGTAAACTAAACCTGGTCTAGAAAGAGTGCGCAACTCGCCCGGCTGTGTAAACTGCCATATGTGAGCCGAGAAATCTGCAATTGTGCCTAGCTGGAAGAATGCGCCTCCAAATATCTCCCTGCCAGATCTAACATACTCGTTGTACATAGACTCCAGTTCGGGGTACCACTCTTCAACAAATATGTGAAAAAATTTAACTGGAGGTCTAACTGGCTCCTCCACATGCTCATCGCTGTTGGGCGAGTCGTACTGAGCATCATCAGCATGAGAGCCGTAGAGCTGATCACCCTTGAAGGAGGACATCGACAAACTCTGGCACTGCAGTAGTTAGTTGATTGGAATAAGTGTCGAGGTAGTACATGAGCAGCAGAAGGGCATCAGCGTAGTCATCCTGCTTCTTTGCCGCCTGAAACTTGTCTATGAGGCAATATCCTTCCCACGACTTGAAGGTTTTTGGGTTGTTCGCGACAAATTGCATCGCCCACTCCACCGCCTTGCGTTTGTTACCGGCGTAGTTCTTGGTACTAATGTCGTAGTGCACCTTGACAGAGCGCGGGCTGACACGCACACAGTGCTCGAAGAAGAGCGCCTCGAACACACTCTCTATGATGCGCATATTCATCCGCATCTGCTTCTCTATGACAAGGGCGAAGAGGTCATCAAAATAGGGCTTGAAGCGGTGGATGAAGTTGCGCACGTATGTCACGTTGTGTTGTGGCAAGTACCGCCCCTGTGTAACTAGGTCAATATTGGCCCACTCTACTATCTTTGCACATCTAAAATCAAAAATGCAGACGCCAAGATTCTTGACGCCCACGTCTATTGCTATTATGTAGCTCATAGAGCAATTTACACACATTTTAGAAAGAATCAGACACTCGCTGAGTCATCGGTCGACTCACCGGTGTTATGGCGCTTGCCCGGAGCGCCCTTCTCACAGTCTAGAACAAACAGCTGCGACCCAGAGCAACTAAACAGGCTGCACGTGCAGCCGTTTCTGCCTAGCATCTTAATTAGTATAACTGCGGTGGCTGCGATCAGACCAGTAATACCTGTCGCTTCGCCGAGTGTGGTGAGTAGGTGTAGTACTTGGTCGTCCATGACACACTAACACAGCTTTAGATAATCTACGCAAAGCTGGTAAGTGCGCGGCCGTCCTTAATCTGCAACCAGTTGTAATACACGGCGTACACATCGATCGTGCAAGCAGTTGAAAGTGTGTTTACATCGATACTCAGCTTGGCGTGCGACACCTTTGAGAAGTTGACGGCGCCAGCCGGGTTCGAGCCCTCAGGGTTAAGCGAGAAGGGATAGACGATGATCTCCTTGCGGTCCAGCAGTTCCTTATCATGAGGATCGTCATGGTTATTCGACGTGTTGCTGTGGAGCATGGGCATGATGCGCTCCTGGATGTACTTCTTATCGATACCAGAGCTGAGCGACGGGTGGCGGTCCTGTCCGTTAAGTGTGAGGCTGAACTTTTGCATCTGCGGCTGGTAGTTGAAGAAGGCGGTCTTCGTGTTATCAGTTCCGTTGATATCTTCATCTTTGCGCATGACGATGATAAGCTCACTAACAGGGTGCAGGAAGGAGAGATCCATACTCACCTTCTGCGGCTCCCCGCGTAGTGGGACCTGCTTGCTGTCGTGATGAAAGAGCTTAAGCAGGCGGACGTGCTCCTTGTTCATGAGTGTGCTAGCCTCAGGGCCGGTAACGTGGATGTAGTGGCAGCGCAGCTGGGCGCTTTCGATGTCGGCGCCGGTTACAGCCGAAGAGGCAACAGCAGTGATTCCAAACGAGTGAATCAGATCGTTCCTTGGACGGAAGCGAATTGTGATGCGCACGTCGTTGCAGCCTGCGATCGCCGCCAGCGGGAAGTACTGCGACGGGTGTTTCGTGAAGAAGAGGCCGAGCGGAACGATGAATGACTGCTCATCGGAATATACACTTTCATTAATGATGGAAAGTCCATCAGAACCAGCATAAGCACCCGGAATATTGCCAATAATGGACGTGTAGCGCGACTCATCGTCGCGCATCAGCTCGTTAATAATGTCGAGCTGGTCACCGGAGATCTTTTCAATATCATGCGAGCCGACAGAGAAGGTGATCTGGTCGATGCAGGCAAAGCCAAACTTCTTGACCCATGAAGCCTTTACACCCGAACCTGCGCCACCGTCTGCCTTCTTCGTCGTAAGCATAAGGTCAACTGGGCCGAGCAGGTCGGCAGCCTTGGGGATGACGAACTGAACAGTGGAGCCAAGCTTGGCACTGTTCTGGGAGTCGACGTCGCGCAGCTCCATCTGAAAGTTAGAGGTGCGAACGTAGCCGACGTTGGTGAAGTAGGAGCGCGAGTTGTCATACAGAAGCGCGTCCTGCGGACCCTGATTAATCTGAAGCTGCGGCATGTTTTCTACTGCTAGATGTATTCAGAAAAAGCCTAAGCCACTGTGTGGGCTACTAGATTCACTCCCGGACTCTCACTCGCCTCCCTCACGTACTGGGCCTTCTGTTGGCGGTACACTTGCTCCAGGCTCCGCCCTGCCGGCCAGCTCTTCAGAACCGTGTTCACTGGCGTGTCCACCCAGATCTGGTGGTTCGCCGGGTGATTCCAGTCGCTCGCGTTGTGCTGGCCCGTCGTCAGGCTGCTGTTCGGGTGGATTCCGCGCTTCACGAGATCCGACCCCCTCTGCTGTCGGCTCATCTCGTAGAGAACTAGAGCCCCGAGACCTAGCGTTGCGAGTCCTGGCGCGCTCGACATTTAGTCGCATCTGATAATTGGAATTTTGCAAAGCCATTCTATATTGCATCTTAGAGTGTTCCAGTCTTGCGTCTCTTAGTTGTTGCTGTAGGTCGTCTCTTTCCTCAGACACTGTAGCAAGATGCCGCTTCTCACGCGTGCGGAACTGCATCGCCCGCTCAAACGTCGTGTGGTGAGAAGGGTTGAGTTGCCGCTTCAGGTCCTCGATGTAGCTTCCACTTGAACTCCAGGGCACTGGATCACCCGATTTAAGTTTGTGTAGCGCGGTTTTGAACCTGTCGTCCATGCCTGTTGTGATACTCAGAAATTACTCCCCCTTATGCTCCCCCCAGCCGAATCTATAAATAGTGCTGGGGCTCCCCGCGGTCGGGGAGGAATGATATTCCATCTTTGTGGGTGTAGGTTTAGAGAAGGAATAGGGTGCATTGCCCTTAGCCGCGGTAGACTCTTTGTCAGCAAAACCGAACCTAGGCAACTTCGTGGCTGGGCCTAGTTTTCTGTGGGTGTTTTCTGGTGTGTAGCCCATCTGGAACAGTTGCTTTGGCACCGCACCCGACGGGCGTTGATCGCGCTTCTTACCCTGCGGGTAAAACCGTGGAGGTATGTCACGGAGAATGGACTCCTTACCCACGGTCTTCGGATCTGCCTGAAGAAAATGGTACTCGCCCTGGTCTACTAGTCTTTGCGCCGGCGCACGCCCATAATAACCACTGCCGCCTTCTGGACCTAGCTCGTCTGAACGGTTTGGTCGTCGTTTCTTGTTAGCGTACGGCTCAGTATACAGAGGGTCGTTTGGTCCGTCTGCGTTTGTTGGTCGAGATGGCATTCCTCGTTTATAAAAAATGCTCTCACGCTCGCCCAAAACTTCATAGTTCGTAAATGGTGCCTTCTCGGCTGAACCCCGTTTCATAGAAGGAGTGACAACGAAGTCTGAGCCTTGTGGCCTGGGCTTGACATTGCCCTGAGGGTCTAAATTGGTACGATACACGAATTCTTGGATCAGAGCATCCGACCATTGCTTCTGCACACCAGCGTCCTTACCAAAGGTGCCTCGGTTGATATGATCGTCTACAATTCTTTTCATATCAGTCAAAGACTTGACTCGCATTTCTTCATATGCAATTCCAGTCTTCTTTGATAACTCGTGGCTTTGGAGTGCGTACTCTGTTGCATTACTAAAGAGGCCCTCAGTAAAATCCTTCAAACCGGCGTCGGACATCTGTGTTTGAAAAGGCACGCTCGTCCAGTCATTGAAGGCTTTCGTTAGGATACCAGAGTCTATGCCAAAGTACGAATCAACTAGAGCATAATACACCTCGTCATCATAAGTCGGAAAGATCTGTGCTCCATCCTCTGATGTTTCGGCACTCATGTCCTCGTCGGCACTTTCGTAATCCGACAAGGCATCTTCAGCCAAGTCTAGTACATCTCCGGCCAACTCACCGGTCACACCTGCCACTACATCCACCGCAGCTTCCGCGACACGCTCGACTGCATTGCCAGCGTCTTCAACAGCGTCTTCAATTTGTACTGCTGCTCCTAGTGTGACTTTGTCGTCCGCTGGAGGTATGTAGGTGGGCCTGGAGGAGGGTGCGCTGTCGGGGGTTTCATCGTCAACGCGGTTATTAAAAAGAATCAAATCCACCGGATCGTCGTCGTCGTCGTCAGGGGTGAATGGCGGGTGGCCAGGGGGGCCAGATCGATTTACCTGCATTTGGTTCGGCCAAGAGTCACCATCTGGCGGCAAGTTCCACCCACGAGAGCGGGTTCCTATTTCGTGCTCATAGTCTGTGGTAGATGCTGGCGAGAGCTTAACTGGTCGCTTCTTTACCCAGTGCTTGAAGTACATCCACGCCTCCTTAAGGTTCGACGGACCATACTCAGCCAGGATGTTCATTTGCAACTCGGCTTCATCCCTCTTGATAGCCTGCTTGCGAAGGTGATCACGCACTCCGTCCAAGTGTGTGAGCTGCCTCTTGCCCCACTGCGTGTGGTGCCAGCCATCCATCGGTTGGCCAACTAGTTCCCCCGCCACATGCCTGCGAACAGGTGCTCCAATCTCATTCATGTAGAGGTCATTACCCGGCTGATTAGCAGTGTGTTTGCCCTGCAGCCAGTCTTGAAATTCAGCATGCAGAGCTTCGTCTGCCTCTTTCTCAAAGTTGCGCGCTGTGTGATCCAGGTATGTCGACCTCACTTCAGAAGACGCCTGGTACCCTGTCGGATTGCCGTCGTTGTCGCGTGCTTCAACCAGCGCATTCTCCCTGGTCTTGAGATTGCGCAGCAAGATCTCATCTTGATACTTCGGCCACGCCCCGGGCGTAGCAGCCTCAGATGGTGTGCCGAGACTGGCACTGGGAGCATTCCAGTTCCACACCATCAATAACTATTCATCAGATAATTGTAACACTCTTATTCTGACACTTATGATGTAATGATATGGAGGGTCAGCAGCGAAGCGAGACGTGGCGCGCTGCTCGGCGCGGCAAGATGACCGCCTCCAATCTCGGTGCTACGCTTGGACTCGTGAGCTACACGAGTCGCGTCGAGGCCTTTCGCCGCGCGCTGGGCACCGACAATTTTGTAGGCAACGAGGCAACGCAGTGGGGCACAGATAACGAGCCAAACGCGCTCCTCGACTACCAAACGTTGACCGGCAATGTAGTCCAAGCTACCGGCCTGCACGTGCACCCTACAATACCATGGATTGCCGGCTCGCCCGACGGATTTGTCGGCGAGGCAGGGATGGTGGAGGCTAAATGCCCATTCTACTTCAAGAAGGGGGGCGGCCGCCTGCACAAAGAGATACCCAAGCACTACTACTTGCAGATGAACGCTCTGCTCGAGATATGCGGCAGGGAGTGGTGCGACTTCATCTCCTGGTGCCCTGATGGTATGGCGGTGTATCGTGTGACCCGCGATGCGTTAGCGTTCGACTTCCTCCTGACATACTACGGCCAAGTTTTCGCCGCAATGGAGGCAAACATGTCCGCGCCACCACCTCTCTCTGCTAAGGACAAAGAAAACATCAACTTCTGCATCGAGCGTAGCATGCGAGCGCACGTCAACTACAAGGTGTGGGCAAATGCCGACCCAACTTTCCCGCCACCAAGCCCAGAGCTGGAGTCGGACGAAGAGACACACAAGCGGAAACGAACAGCTTAGTCGTCCCCCCTCAGCTCCCCAGCTCTATGAGCCCGCTGCCATGCAGCAAAAACATTCCGCCGTAAATGGCTACGTCTTGCATCAGTGGTCAACTCAGATATTCTTGTACCGCCAAGTTGTAATCGGTTTAGCTGATTACTAAGTGTTTCTTCGGTCGAATCTTCAGCACTCGCTCCATGCCGCGAAGCTCCAGGTACGACAGTAGAACGCGTCAACCGTTCAGACGCTCTCATCTTCTCTCTTATTTCAGTGATTCTCGTATCGTATCGCTGTCTGTGTTCAGTCAATAAGGGTCTCGCAAGTCTTGTGAAAGATTGAAGTAGGCGACGCAACTCGTTACGTAAGCCCTGCACATAACTTAGGAAAGAACGGCGGGGACCTAGAATCAGTCGTCGAATGTCCACTGGCAGCCTTGGTAGAGCGTTATGGCGGCCGGCACTCCGAGCCATTATCCGTGCCTTGTCGGTATCAAGATACTCTAGTGGAACGCCACCTCTTCTCTCAAGATAAGTTTGACCACGCCTCAAATGTAGATACCTCAAACGGATCCGTTCAAGATACTCTTCCATTGCTCATATTAATTAGAATTTACATTCATTTGAGAGAACACCTGAGAGAGAGTAGGACCGGTTGCACGTTGTAGAGAGAGAGGCACGTTTCTAAGAATGCCTCGCGGCGCTGTCCGCTTTGCCCTGCGTAGGATCGAACGCACGCGGTGACCACGAAAGACTTTTGTAAGCAGCAGCACTGAGTTTTGATATAACTCAAACAACGCTACTAGAAATCGCACTGTGACGTCTTCTATACTACTAGGAAAACTCAAACGATACATCTTTAGTCGTTTATTCAGAAAACTGTTCGCCGCAGTGAGGTGGCGCGGGCTGTTCGTAAGCCTTGGCGAAGTCGTAGGTGAAGGTGCCGAAGGCTGACACATTGGTCTTTGCCTCAAGCTTGGCGCGTTGGCAGATCACAGCCACGTCTTCGAAGCTCCAGTGAATGCCAAACTTGTCGCCTCCGACTCCGGTGTAGACCTGGTTCGCATAGATTGTCGCGGACACCACATCGCCGGGGCTAACAACACCGTTCGGTACTACCGCGCCATTCGCGTCGCAGATGGTAATCGCGCGCTCAAACTTGCCACCCATTCCATCGTAGGCATACTTGGCACTCGATGCGTTCACAGTGTGGCCAATCAGAGTCCCACTCATCTTGTCGTACTTCGGGCGAACTGTCCGAATCTGCAGCATCTTTACCTCTTCGCGGGAGAGGTTCTTCCGGCCGAGAATCTTGAGCTGCTCGCCGTGGACGAAGTCGAGCAGCTTGTCGTCAATGCCAGTCATCATTGCGGAGAATGCCGCATAAAATTGGTTCTCCACGCCGTTGATCTGCGCGTCGGTGAGGTCGATCGAGAACTTGGCCTTGGTCGGGTCAGCCGGGCCAAACATGGTTCCGTAGTTGCCGTCGCCATTCACACGCGGCCAGTTAGTAACACATGCCGGAGTGACCATGCTCACCTCCTTCATACCGGGCGTTCTCAGCATGCAGATGGTCGGCTTGCCGCTCCTATCCTGGCCGAGTGAGAAGGCGAGGTCGTTCGCGCTTATCTGGTCCCAGGCTGTGTAGTCGCGGCGCGTGCTCATCGCTCGTAGAATCTAGCGGGGAGGGGCTGTAGGCGCGTTCCTGTAGAGTTGGTTAGAATATTGATTGTGTCGATACTGGGCATATACTGCCACGTATCCTGCTCCTTTGCAAGCAGGATCTTGCCAGCCTGGGTCTGGAAGGTTTCTCCGCGCGCGGGGGTCGGGTCGGCGAGCCCACGCAGCGTCATTTTGGCCGTGCTAGCCACCTGTTTGTTGCCGAAGGACGGAAGAAGTCCATCGTTGCGACGCGACTGCTCCGTGCTGCACCAACTTGGGCCGTAGCCTACATCGTACTGTGGAACGGACCCGACGAAAGGCTCACCATCATTACGGGGGCGAGGTGCAAATTCGTTAATACACTGGCCGAACTTTACCTGAGACATCTTGCACACATCTTAGATTATCTGACGACGACGTGAGAGAAGAATGGATGGTCAAACCACAGCACGTGAGTTTGTAGCAAGAGTTTAATGGTTTGTGCAACATCGACGTTTAATATGGAAACGGTACATGCTTAAGCTTATGACTCGAATTCACCGTCGTGTCACATGGCTATTGAGTGATAACTGGCCAACCTCGCTGACGGTGATGAAAGCCTTTCCATACAGGGTGGTGTGGCGCGATTACTCCCTCTTAAAGCGTTAATTCTAATAAACTGTTACACATGGCGCGGGATTACGTGAAGGAGAGCAAAGCATACTACGGACGCGGCCCGTACAGTGGCGTTACAGCCGAGCAACAGAAGCATCGCCGAGAGAAGGCGGCTCGGGCTGCTGCTCGCACTCAACTTAAGAAGGAGGGCGCAGTAAAGAGAGGGCAGGACGTGGACCATAAGAACGGGAACGCGCAGGACAATAGGCGCTCAAACCTGCGGGCGACCTCCAGGCACGCCAACAGATCAAGAAATAAGAAATAAGATTCTAAGCAAAATGGAAATGCCACCACCGTACAGACCAGATAGGTGGGCCGAGTACCACCGAGATAAGTACATACCTCTCTCACAGCTCTATTATATTCGTGCAGTAACGAGGGAGAGAGCGCGAGGCGCAGACGGTCAGCAAATATGGCCGCCTACTGTTACAGTTATGGCAATGGAGGGGGATGTGATTATGAACGCGGTGACCCTTTACAGCGTAAAGCTTTGGAGGTATGTTAGAACTATCCGAGATCTCATTAGTAGGGGGTATAGAGAGCACTTGGACGCCGTCCGCCGCAGGTTATTTTAAATGAAGTTGCTTTGGGGGTTGCCTGGCCTTCCGAGCGCTAACACCCGCCTCGCTCGCTCGTCAGGAGGAGGCGGGTAGTGTCCCGTCGCACGGAAAGGCGGTCGTTGAGGTAGAATACGCGCCGTCCCACTCTCTAGTTGCGAGGCCAGTGTGTCTGGCATAGCGGGCCACCTCGTATTAAAGTTCGTCGGGAACGACATAGGCTGACCTCCACTATCCACAAGGTCCGTGTACAGTGACCGCGACATACCAAAATGGAGTTTGGCCCTTTTATGTCGGTTTAAGTTATGACGTTGGGCCCAGATACGACGACGCGCTTGATTCAGCCATCGAATCGCGCGGAGCAGCACGCTTACGGGCCACTCTGGATTAGTCATTATAGACTATCTATGGAAAATAAAAAACCAAGGATTGCGGCCACTCGGATTTGGGAACCCTTTAAGTATGAGATTAATAAAAATTCGGAGATAATAATGAAGGTGACGAGCGACCTCCTCATTCGGCTCTCTGCGTGCCATGTCAGTCAACAGTGTACGAATGAAGTAGATCTGGGACAGGGGGGTTTCCCCATGTCGGTGGTATTCGGCCCACCTCTATTAGATATTCTGTCAAAGCTACAACAATGCCCGCGACGCGTAGGCGAACGCAACTCCATGCTCAACTAGGAATATCGCCTACTGTGAGTATCAGAACAGCGTTTGATGCCTTAGTGCGTATTCAGGCTCTGGCGAGGCGCTACATAGTTCGGCGCGTGTATACATCTGTGCGGTTTACGATGCGTATGAACGAGTATTTGGGCAGGACTGGATTCATACGTCGAAATAGGGTCCGCGTAGGAGTGGATCGCCCATGGAACAACTATAACTTTTTTGAGGTCCGTGGAAGGACTGGTCGTGACGAGTACACTGGAGACATGCATGTTACAGTAGCTGCTGACGTAGGCGAATTAGACTGGAACCCACCCGAGGGTATGGCCCGTAATCGTAACTACAGAGCCGGCCCTTACCCCATTCGACGCCGCCACAATCGTAACTATTGGCCGTATACGGTGTAGTTGGGGTTAGGGTTAGGGTTAGGGTTAGGGTTAGTGTCGCGAGCTAAGTGTGCGAGCTGGGAGCAAAATTTTGGGAGTCGATGTCGGATTAGGGTTACGGGCGGCTGGTCCGGCCGACCGACCCCCCGACCGACCCGACCGATCGGACATCCAGTGGACGCGTCCGTGGGGGGGGAAGTGGTCATGTCCTGGACGCGTCCTATATAGGACTTTATTTATTTAATTATGTCACGCACCAGTATGGAACCCTAGGCATACTGGGCTACTCTGAGGGGTCGCCGGCGGTGACACCTGGGTGCAAACCCTACGGTTATGCGCGCAAGCACACACTCAGGCGCGTAACCCTATTTTTAACCCTAACCTGGGGCGCAAACTTGGTTTTACACTGATTTTAACCCTAACTGACTGTGAACCGTCTGCGTGGTTTCCGTACTGTGAACATCCTCTTACTTTGTCGTGACCTCACTACTAGCACATTATACTCTCTACCCACGCGCTTCACGAGGTGCCTTACTGCCCCTTCTACACTCCTCAGGGCGGCCTCTGGAAGGAGCAGTAGTGACTCTATGGGGCCGCCAACTCTCAGGCTGACTGCAAGCATGCCGATCTTAGCTGACATCGTAAGATAGCCATCTAGTTCTATCAGAAACTTGAGGAGGGGTCGCATGGGTGCAGGCGCCTAACCTTATCGTGACGATCCTCCAGGTCTCTCAAGGTCGCCCTAATATCGAGGTTGTCAACTGCCTTAGCAATCATACCTCGTTTCATTTCGCTGTAGGAAGAGAAGAATTCTTCTGCATCTGGGTGTACATGACGCCCAACACTGTCGACTATCTGCTCTAAAGGTAGCCCGGCGTCTAGTAGCGCCACAACCTTAGAGACACCCTTCATCACACTTAATCCATAATTCGGCATAGCGCCACACCTGATTTTATAGAAATATGCATACTAGATGCGTCTGCGCATCGCGGCGCTGCGGTGAGACGTGAAACCTCGCTGCCTGCCGAGGCGGTCGATTCCGGTAAAATTTGGAGCCATTCGCGGGTCGGGGTCGTCGTAGTCCCGATCTACTAGAGACTGTGTCCGCAAATACGCGGGTAGCTCAGGCTCACGGGCAATCATACTATCGGGGCCGTAGCTAGGGTGATAGTTAAGGCGTTTCCGTTTCAGGTCCACCGTGAGGCCTCGCAAATCTGATGTTGGCTGTCCACCGTACTGGGGCCGTGATAGCATCTCTGTAAACGTCTTGGTGCGAAGCCATCTCAAGAGGTGGGCTGGATACTGCATCTGAAACACAGCCCGGTCAACCCACGTGGGATAGGCTAAGGCGGTCCCCGTATACCGGCCCCCGCTCCCAATTAACGGGGTTAACCTCGGCTGTGTAGCCCTTGCTAGTAGGTCGAGCGAACGCTGCACCCTCTGTTTCCACCTCCGTATTATTCTGCGAATCCTCAGCCCCAGGTCTAGCCCAAACCCTAACTTCCCACCTCCGTGTGATTCTTCAATGTAGTATGCAGGGTTCACTAGCAGCGGTGCTTGCATGAATAATTTAGGAATAGAAATTCTAGGCTCGCTAGCCCCCATCACCTTCCAGAAATGAAGGGTGACGCCTCACATAACCATACCCTGAACGGTTATACTGATTATATCTAGGACGGTGCCACGCTGGTCCTCTGCGGTTGTGATCCAGGCCATCCGGCCTACTCAACCCAGGACCATACATAGGTCCAATCAACGGCATTGCGGTGTATAGTATATGGTATCTCACACGTACGGTCTCAAAGGCTGTGTTATACAACCGTAATATGAGTTCATAAACTCTCTTCATAGAGAGCTTTATGGCTCTATAAACACCAGAATCATATATTGCTTAACTTACGGGCTCAGATTCTCAACAACACCCCTGCATAGCTCCAGAAAGGTCGCGTCGGGCAGGTTGCCACGCATGTTGTTGCACGTCCAGGTAACGAAGCGAATGTTCTCCGGCCAGTAGCCGGCGCTAGGTATGATCTGATCGACGCTCGGCCTGCTCCCTTTATGCGACATGTCGAACGCCTTTCCAGTCACCGAGCACCGGAACCCGTGCTTCTGCACATGCTTGTTCCACAACTCCATGAAAAGCTCCTTAGTCATGTACTCGTGCCGACGAGTTCTGTATAGAGTTGATACCTGTTGATAGAGCGAGTTGGCAGTAGTTTCACTGTAGCGCTCTTCCCTTGACATAGGCATCGCGCGACACACCATACTGCAGTAGTTAGATTATTCTAAGAGTCAAGTATGAGAGGTTTTAGTATGGAAAACATATCCGAGGAGGACAAGGCTCTCGTCATGTCCCTCGTGCACGATCACATTAAACAGAACCCAGTAGAATACTCTAGCTGGGTGGGCCCGCATTACTCGGTGCGCAAGGCAGGCAAGCTGCGCGTGCAGAGAAGGCGCGCTACGCTCACTCTCTCACACATCGGCGGACACTGGCGCATGAAAGCCATGTACAGGCGCCTTCTAAGGGCGCTGAAGTGCGTCTGCAAGTGGCACGACCACGGGGGCGGGCAGGAGGCGAAGCCGTCAGCACCCCTAGACGACCCGAGGATGCTTACCATTGCCATGATAGCCAACGAGCACGGTGTCGGGTGGGTCGAGATCTAGTCGGCGATTGCGTTCAGGATAGTGTCGAAGTCCGTGTCGAAGACACTCTCAATCGCGCGTTCCATCTCGTGGTGCTCGAAGGGTCCGATGTCGGTAAAGTTGGGAAAGGGGAAGATTGGCTTGAGCTCGTGCATCGCCTGGAGCTGCGAGTTGAGCGAGATGATCTGCCGCTCCATGAGAGCCGACTTCTCGCGCTCCTTGAAAAGGTCGCTCGTGAGCGCGCGGACGGAGTCCTCGTGCAGCACCTTGGTCTCCCGCAGCTTCGCCGCAGCCTCGAGCTTGTGGTTCTCCTCCCGGATCTGCCCGAGCGCCTCCGCGAGCGACCGCCCCTCAAAGAGGCCCGCCTCGTAGCCCTTGTGGTACTCGACCCCTCCGACAATCGAGGCGATCTCGCCCTGCCGCTCGGTGAGCGCAGTGCGCAGCGCGATCATCTGCTTCTCATACAGCCCCACCAGCATCGCCAGCGGGACAGCCTCCGGGCGCTCGGAGGTGATCTTGTGCACGATGGACTCCATCATGCCGAGCGGCTCGCAGACCGACGGCGGCAGCGGGCTCACGGTCAGAGTGGCGATCGACTCATTCTCCTTGCTGCGGCGGCGCCGCTGCTTTGTCGGCATGATTGACGCCTGCTCGCCCCGGCCCTTGACGTAGAAGCCGCGCTGGGCGCTCTTGGACTCGAGGCGAGGCGTGACGCACTCCGCCGCACTGCGAGGCGAGGCGACGACCATCTCAACCATCTGGTCGGTGTGCGTGTCGACGACGAGGAAGGGCTGCTGCATGGGAGGCACCCGAAAGTGAGTATCGTTAGGCGCCGTGTGGGCGGGCACCCGAAAGCCATGGCACCCTTCGCGCCCAACGATGCCGCACGCCTGCGCGCGATGAGTGGCCGTGAGCTCGAGAAGTGGATCTCGCAGCGCCCGGCGCTCGACGGCCTGTTTGGCATGTCGAACGTCGACTACACCGACGAGCTGGCCGTCTGTGCGCTAAAGTCGCTGCTCACCGGAAACGCTGCAGCGGGACAGCGGCCAACTCTGCACCGGAACTCCAAGTACCTCGGCGCCTTCCAGCGCTTCAAACTCACCGTGTGGTGCGTCGACATCGGTCTGCCCTGCTGCTCGATGCTCTCGATCCTCGGCTACAACGACTTGCTCGGCGTGCCTGGCACAGACGAAGAGAAGGGCCGCTGCGCCGACATCGTGGGGATCTACGGGCGCGGGGGGATCCAGCCCTTCCGGCGCGCTCAGCCACCGCAAGGAACGCTCGCGTTCGTCGACCCGTGCCTCGCACTCGTGTGGGCAGAGGCGGGCATCTTCGTCAAGCCCGGAGTCGTCTCTGCACACATCTTCTCTCGGCACGCGAGGGCGTACTCCATCTGGTCGATGCAAAGCGCGGCGACGGCCCTTCTGCAGCTGAAGTCGGAAGCGGAGGGGCCACGCGTCAAGATTGTCCCCCTCGACGAGGACGAGTGGCGGCAGTAGACGCGGAGGAGGGGGGGGGGGGCGCGACGCCGGCGGCT